CATGTTCGTCACCAACGTAAGTGGCAGTACCTGAAACAGTTGCTTGGTTGAATGTGAATTCAGTTGAAGCAAGAGTTGCAAGTGAGAGCAAGATTTCTTGGTCGATTTCAGCAGTGATTTCTTGTGCAAGAGCAGCCATGATTTCTGCTTCTACGTCGATACCGTGCTGTGATTGTGCGTCCTGTGCAGCTTCGAAAGTCCAACGAGCTTGTAGCTTGCGTGACTTGGCTTCTACGGCCTGACGAAGGATCTGAACAGAAATCTGCTTACCACCGTTACCTTCTAGTGAAGCAGTATCAGCACCAGTGTAGAAGTTAGTGCTTGTTGCATCTAGAGGAACGCGTGAGTATGCCTGTGCAATCTTGAACGGTGATAGTGCTTCTTCACCAGCAACTACTGAAGTTGCTGCTGCTGAGTTATCAGTCAAGCTATTTGCATAGCGAACACGTAGAGTGTGAATCTGACCAACTGGGCCAGTCATTGGCTGAACGCCGACGAGTTCGTTTGCGATAACAGTTGGCATGACACGACGAATTACTGGAAGAATAACGCGGTTAAGTGTTGCGATATTACCAGCAGTTGTAGTACCAGCTGAGCTTTCAGCGAGCAACTGCTTCTTTGTATTTTCTAGCAATACGCTCATCGTTGATTTGCGATTGCCTTTCAAGCCTTCAAGCAGGGCGTCTTTAGTCTCTCCCCAACGGCTTTCTAAGAGTATTTTTGACATTATGTTATTCTCCTAAAATATGTCTAATTAAAGCCCTGCCAGGCGCTTAATATCGATTACATTATCTGTGTCATACGAATCGATTTCTTCAATTTTCTTGGCAGCTTTATTACCAGTAGCTTCTCCAATAACAGATTCATTCAAAGTCTTCTTCATTGAAGTTGGCTGTGTTGAACCGTTATTAAGGACTGCTGGCAAATACTTATCGAATGCGGCAGACAGTTTTGGTGTCTGGACGCTTTCTAGTAAAGTCTTCATTACTGAGGCCTTCTCAGCATTCAGAGTTCCTAGGAGCTTGCCTAGTTCTCTTTCACGATGAGTTGATTCCTTGATAATTCTGACTTCACGATCCTTGCTTTCAACCAACTTAGTTGTTTCTGACAATCTATATTTGGCTTCGGCAAGTTGACGGTCTTTGTATGCAAGTGCCTTCATCACCTTACGAGTCTCTGCCTTATCATTTAGATGAGTTACAGAGAATTCGCTTGCGAATGATTCAAAGATCCTGCGACCGAAATTGTTTTCTTTGGCGAGCTTGATATCTTCCTTAAGCTGAGATAACTCAGCCTTGAGATGTGATGTGACGACTGAACTGACTCTCTTTGCGCTTTCTGCAATGAATCTTGCTTTGAGTGCATTAAGTTGCTTGCGGCCTTCAGTAACGAGCTTGACTTTAGCTTCCACAACTGCTTGTCTATCTTGAGAGAACTCTTTGATTTCACGAGCTAAAGCATGAACAATGAATTGTTCTAGCTTCTTGTTGTTTTCTGTCTGAAGCTGGCGATCAGAACGCAATTCTCTGATTTCTTCGGCTAGTTTAGTAACCATGAAGTCATTGAACTTTGTTGCATTTTCGCGTAGCTTTAATTGAGCTTTTACACGGTCGTCGTTCATTGCTTTTCTTTCAGATGCAAATTCTGCAATTTCTTCTGAAAGATTTTCTGTCATCATCTTATCAAGGGCTTCGACCATCACGCTACGATCATGCTCGTAGCGATTAGCAAACTCCTCATGGAGTTCTGCACGAATCTCATTGCGAGCTTCATTTAACTTAGCTTCCCAGGCTTCATTTAACTGAACCCCGATATCTTCGTTAATAAGGCCGCTTTCGAGTAGTGGCTTGATAGCATCTAACATGCTTTAATCCCCTTATTATAATTTGAGTTCTGAGATGAGACGTTTTACTTCTGCACCTAAGAATCTCTGTACTTTTCTGTCGCCGCCCGCTTCCTTAGCAATCTCAAGGATTTTATGACCATGCTTCATATTCATGACGCCTTCATAAATTGCCTTAGGGTATGCGTTTGGTGCGCTTGGTTGAGCTACGATGTCTACAGTGATTATTTCAAAATCACTGACGCGGCCATCCACATCGTTTACATTACCTGATCCACGACTGGATACGCCTAGTTTGACTCCTGATTCCAACATAGTCTTTACGAGTTGACCCATTGGAGTTGGGAGAATTTTCAGTTTCCCGAAACCATTGGGACCGTCCATCCACATACGAGTGATCATATGAGATACACGGTCCAAATTAATCTTTAAATCATCTGGGTGATCTACTTCACCCAACACCGAATAACCTTCTTCAATCTGCTTATTCAATGTATCTACTGCTGCTTGAATTTCATTGACGGGGTAAACACGCTCATTTGCGTTCTTTACCCCGCCTTGAATGAAAATCCCCTTCATATATAGGGTCTTTAGCTTGTCGTCGCCTTCTGTTACGGACTCGACAATCAACCCCGCCTTATCGAAGGTTAGATTTTCCCTAAGATACAAAGCCATTTGTTCTCAGATTCCCTTAACGTGCTGGTCTACGAGCAGGTCTACGTGACTCTGCTACTGGACTCTTGGTGCCCGATGCTCCGTCTTTTGAGACAGGCTTTGGAGTCTTGTCTAGATCGAGGCCGCGATGCCCTGGTGCATTCTTGAACTTGCCTGCACCTGGAAGATTGCCTTCTCCCTTTGAATATGCATTGCTCGGAGCCTTCGGACCATTTGGAGCAGATTCAGTGTTGCCTGCAAATCTTACTGGCTTGCTTGCCATTCCTGCTTGACCTGCGTTAGCTGCCGAACCTACTGCACTTTTATTTTGTACACCGTTGTCACCGTGAGTTACAGAAACTTTCTGAAGCTGTACAGCTTCCATCATTGCTTCTTCGTCATCTTCTTCGTCATCGCCACCGAAGTCTTCATCACCGGCGCCCATCATTGCTTCATCGTCGCCTTCGTCACCGAAGTCGCCGCCGCCCATGATTTCTTCAAACTCAGCCATCAATTGGTCAAGCTTGTCTTCGATGCGGATTACTGCATCTTCAACTTCTTCGTGTTCATAATCTTCGCCTTCGTCATTGTCCATTTCCATGTCATGAGTAAGGTCTTGTCCTGCTTCTTCAGCGTCATCATCAAAGTCAATGTCAGCTTCGTCATCGTCTTCCATAACGCCTGATTCTTCAGCATTGATTTCGTCAAGTAGATCACCTGTTTGGCCGCCCATATTTTCTTCCATAGAATCGTCCATGTCGTCGGCCATAATTGACTCGAAGATTTCACGAGACTTTTCAACGACGATTTCGTGGAATAGTTCACGGGCCTGATCTACGTCCTCATTGATGATGAGATCGTGTAGTTGCGAAAATTTTCTAATATCCATTGATTTGTTTCTCCTGATATAAATGGCTTTGTATAAATTACTTATGCCGTAGTCAGGAAAACGTCGGATTAACTACTAGTTTTTTACGTTTCGGTTAACGAAATGGATTTACGTAGGATTAGATTGAAGGGCCGCCGGCATCACCTGCAGCCGGTGCACCGTATTGTTTCTTTACTTTCTTAAGATATGTGGTACGTTCGTAGTTTCTAACGTCAAGCATTCGACGCAATTTGCGGATTTGCTTTAGTGTTAGTTTGGTTTTGCGGGATGTTCGATACACAGGTCTGCTATTGTCAGAATTGACATCTTGCATTCCTTGAACGGGCGGGTCAAACATCTCTAGCAGTCGCATAAGATTATTTATCTTTCTGTGATTTATAATCTACCAAAAAGCCAATTGCAACCACGACATGCATACCCAACGAAGCTATCAGCATATGAATGTCTTTATAGATTCCCATATGCATACTTAAATGCACATGTCCTACTATCCAAAATGGAATAGCTAAGTTTTGCGAAATCCATACCAAAAGGAATTTGACAAAACTTAGCATTTGTTAGATTTGCATAGCGCCAGCTGCGCCGCCGCCTACGGGACCTGCACCAGCACCTGCTGCTGCTGCACCCTCTGGTCCTGCAACAGGGCCTGCGGTTTCAGGTGAGCCTGGCTCTTGTTCCATTTCTGCATTTTCAAGTTCGTCAGCAGTATCAGAGTCTGCTTGGAAGTCTCCAGTAGATACACCAATGTTTCTGAGATCAGAACCTTTAGGGTCTTGTACTACGTCTTCAGCATTTTCTTCTAACCAAAGCTGCTCATTCTTCTTGATTTCTTCTTCACTCAGTCCTAAGAATCTTTCGAGTGCAAAACGCTTTGAGATATAAGGGAACGCCTCCATGCTAGCAAACGTTGATACTCTTGCGTTGTCCAGTTCACTCTGTCGATATGCAGCAAAGTTCTGAGGTGGATTGAACGTAATCTGGAATAAGCCAGTATCAATATTGAAACCTCTCCAGCGCAAGAACAGCTTGAATTCTTCATCAAGCTTCATAGCCATGTAGTTTTGTAGTCTTTCACAATACTGATTGAATCTGAATTCTTGAATCATCGCAGTACCGACACGCCCGTCACTTAGTGGTGTGGTGTTATCATCTGGTCCAGTTGGCAAGTATGATGAAGGTACACGAAGACCACGAGCAAGACGATTGTTGAAGTATTTCAAGTCATCGATTTCACCAAGATTCTGGCCGCCAGGAAGAACTTCGACTGATGATCCGCGACCTTCAGCAGTGACCGGGAAGAAGTAATCTTCGTTCATTGATAGTGGATTGTACGAAGCATCAACGATTGACTGTCCACCGTATACTGAGGGAATTCTTCGTTGGTGAATCTCGTTCTTAACCCGCTCAACGAATGCCATTGCTAAGTGAGATGGCATGTTGCCAACATCGATCTTGAACATTCTACGTTCAGGAGCACGTTGTACACGATAGATAAGAACAGCGTCTTCTAGAAGTTCTTTCTGCTTGTAAACTTTAAAGATGTTCTCTAGAATCGATTGACCGAATGGCCAGAATCTATCAAGCCCTTCAGTAAGTGACAAGTGAACGATATGCTTTGCATCTACTGCTGATTCAGACTGACCCAAAGTAAATCTTGAACCAGATGTGTTATAGGGCATTGCAGGAACAGTATAGGGTGTGTTTGTTCCGCCGCCGCTGCCACCTAATCCAGTTGCTGGGTTAGCAGCAAAGTCAGTATTGGTTTTCTGTGCTACTGATAAGTTCTGTAGATTGATGTTGATATCTTTGATGACATACTGTTCCGGTTGCTTGCCTTCAGATTCATTAACAATAACCTTGATGACTTTTACCATATCAACCCAGTATAGCTTGAAGTTTTCTGGGTCACGGACAAAGACTTGGTCACCGTACTTTACAACGTTACGGAAAATCTTGAACATACGACCATCGAATTCATTAAGCTTGCACCACTGTTGTAGCTGCTTAGTGAGCAGTTCTACTTCACGCGGAGTAGGGTCATCTTTGTATTCGAAAGAGAACGGAGTCTTGTTGTGTTCGTTGCGCTGAGTGGAGAATTCTGCAAGAATGTCTAGACACGCATTGATCTCAGCATCAACGTCCATCATCTCGTATTGATTATAACGTTCGATACGATTTGGGTGACCGGTATATACTTCCGGTAGTCTGGACATGTAGTTCTTATATCCAAACTCAGTACTGTTATACCCATCCTGAGTACCAGGTGAGTTATTCCAAGCTCCGGCGTTACTGTTCATGCCAGAGATCGGACTAGATATACCGCTCTTGTTTAGGAATTTCTTCTTGTATGACATAGGTACCTGTTCTCTTATCGTAGTCTATTTAGTGTCAAAGCACCTGTTTCAACAACTTCTTCTGAACTTGATCAGTGCTTTCTATCTTGTTGACTACACTATCAAACTTCGCAGACAATGCATAAATCATTTCTTTGCTGATTCCGACTGTTTTTTTAGGAATACCAGTAGTAGAAGTTGGTTTAGGAACAGCCTTGACACTCTTACGTTGCAAGTCTTTTGCTACAGCCTCTGCGCTGGTTGAAGCTAGTTTAGAAAGAATTGAGTTGGAGTCGATTGGAATTATTAATTCAGTGCCGTGCAGTTCGATCGGGTATCCGGTTGAAGGACCTGACATTATTCCACCGTCTCTTGCCTGCAAGCTTCTCACAAAATCACTTCTGGATGTTAAACTATTGTTGCTGCCGACACCTGCATAGTAACTTCTACCATTTGGCATCGGCAAACTTGCCCACTCTTTTGCAAGATTATTTGCATATTGATCTACACCGAGTCTGCCGGATCGGAATCTCTCTCTGCCGCGCACATTCATCAGGTAAACCGCTGCCTTATCCTGCGTGGTTTCACTAAATTGATCATTGGGATTTACTGTTCCGGATCTGACTATGCCACCGAGAGTTCCTTTGATAATCTGATATTTTCCAAGAGCAGTTGATTCATGTCCGTTATCCCTCATTGTATCTTGATAAGCCATTACCTGACCGACAGTCATACTGGTTAACGGAGGATCATTTTTTACCCTTCCGCCGACTAGCTTGTTATAGTTGTTTCCTGATTCTATCCTACCTATAAAATTGAGAGCCGTGCTATCTGGACCGGGTCTAGTGAATAGACCCCTAGCAAAATCTCCTACTGCCGTACCGACTTGCGTGACAAGTTCTCTGCCGCTATCTACTGTTCTTGCTACGGTTCTTGCTACAGGTTCTCTTAAGTTGCTAACTAAATTATTAAACCATCCTCCGCCACTGCCGCCTGAAAGCACTCCCATAGCCTTAGAGAAATTCAAGAATGCTTGTGAGTTTTCGGCCGCTTTTGGACCAACGTTTATAGCAGCAAAATTTTCGAAACTTTTGATTGGCCCATCCATCCCAAACAACATAGATAGCTTAGCTCCTGCAATTATACTAACTGCCTCTCTCAACCCCACGCCGCCTTTATATGCTGCCATTGCACGAGAGAATTCTACAAACCCAGTTGCGTTGATACTAGTTTGTTTTGGATCAATCTTTAATTTCGAGAACTCTACGACTTGTTTTTCCGGTGGATTTGTGTTGAAGAAACTAACGGTTGCTTGTGCAAGTGAAGATGTTATTACGCTTAGTCCGTCTCCGTACCCGCTATAAGAAGCCATTGCACGAGAAAATTCTACAAATGAGTCTGAATTAATCTTTACTTTTGCCGGATCAACCTGTAACTGTGAGAACTTTTCTAAGTCTTTGTAAGGAGGGGTAGCACCAAACAGCTTACCAATACCATCGTAATAACTTCGCATTGCGTCGGCGATTCCTGCTCCTGCTCCCAAAGCTGCCACTGCTGCCATAGCCTTAGCATATGCCATCAGAGATGCACCGTTGTCTTCAATTTTCTTTCTATCGAGGTTAACTGCTTGTAGTCGGAACAGCATTTCAGATGCTTGAGTTAGAGGGTCTTTGTCACCGGTGAAAAATCTTATGATAGTACCAAACGCTTGAGCCATTGTTCCCGCGCCCATCGCCAGAATGCCGATACCTAGCCCTGCCATACCTAGCCCTGCCTGTTGTAGATTTTTACCATCAAGATCATTAAATGCTTTTAGACCATTCGCTAGAGACGGAAGTGCTTTTCCGATGACTGCGACTGCACCTGCTATACCTGCACCGAAAGAAGCAATTGCAGTTGCTAATGCAGCCGCACCTAAGATAACCTGCGGGCCAGCTTTACCCGCATTTGACAACGCACTAGCGACAGATTGCAATGACGCACCGAATCCTCCAGGTTTACCAACTTGTGCTGGGCCTCCTCCAGTAAGTTTAGCAATCCTTGCGCTTCTGGCTCCGCCTCTTAGAGGTCTACCGTTTTTATCTAATAGTTGATCTTCTGCGATTTCTGCTACACTTGCGGCTGCTCCTGCGGCTGCTCCCCCGCGACCTAACAAGGCTTGTAGGCCTTTAGCTGCTACTATAGTACCTAGTGCGATTGCTGCTGCTGACACCGCACCCATCAGTAATAAATTTTTGTTGAGAAATTTATCAATGAATGCTTTAATTGAGTCCGGTCCTTCAAGCAGGGCCGATTGTACATCAAGCAGGGCGTTTTGCACCTTACCTTGTACCTCACGCTCAACCGAGCGAGCCGTTTCAACGCTATTGGCTAGCGTGTCTGTATCTTCTTCGCTTTTAGCAGTAGCTTCGGCTAAGATTCTTGCAAAATCTTTTGATACGTCTATCCCTTGACGCCTCATCATAGCGCCCACTACTTGTTCTTCAGCTCCTACCTTTTTACCGAATTCGGATCCTAGCACCTCAAAAGCTACACTAAACGCTTCTGCATTTGCAGATATAGCACTATCTAGTTTTTCAGAGTACGCTAATAAGTCTGCTTGTGCGTTAGCTGATGTCTTCAATCCTTGAGTGAAGGATAGAGGATCAGATCCTCCCCTCATTTGTAGCATTGCTAAACCGGAAGTGAGCGAATCATAGTATCCAGTACGCATTACCCTTGCCATCTGGTTTGCTTTGTCTGGGCCATACAACGCAGTATATGTCTCAATCATTTTCTTGCGGTTGTCTTGTTCAAGCTTTAATGCAGCAGCCTCGCTGTGCCGACCCTCGTCCTGTAGCTTTCGTATTTTGGCATTTTCAGCCATAGTTGCAACCTGTTCTTCAAACACCAGTTGAACTTGATTTATTTCTTCTTGCAACGCATCAGCAGATTTACCAGTAAGAGATGACAACACCGTCATGTTCTTCGCATAAACAAGCGATTCTTTTTGAATTTGTTCTATTGACTTAGATTGATTTACATAAGCATTACCTGAAATAGCTTGAGTTTCTACATACTTTGCTTGCAGATGCAGCAATGCATCTTGGTTAATACCCATTCTACCAAATTCTCGACGAACATTGTCACTTACAGCCGCTATCTTCATGAATTTGACAGCACCTTCACCGGCATAACCGCCTAATCCTATCATCTTTCCACCGAGATTTTCCATCTCGCGGCCCAGCGTTGCCATATTATCAAGCGAAAATCTAGCATTTGCTGCTAATTTACCAATTTCTGTCATTGTTATCGGAATGATTCCGGATGTTTTTGTAAAATTATCTCTAATTCCAACAACACCGTCTGTGACCTTCAGTAGTTCGTTAACTACTTTACCAAATACACTAAGGATTCCGCCCGCCGCCGTCCCCAAAAAACCAAAATTTTGACCAATGTTATAGGCACCGGTTCCTAAAGTATCTATAACATTACTATATTTGACCAAACCTTCTTGACTACTTAATACTGCGTTTTTAAACCCCATAAGCGCACTAACTCCGGTTCCAAACGCTTCTTTATAAATTTGAGATTTTTCGTTGACAATAGACGCAGCTTTTGTGTTGGCTTCAGCAAATCTATCAATCACATTGTTGTTTTCTTTTTCTGCTTGAGTATTAGCAGTTTGAGCTTGTGTTCCGTTTTTTAGTGCAGGTATAGTATCGGCTAATGATTTGACCGTACCTCCCAACAAGGAAGTTTGCTGAGAAAGCAGCATACTAAGTTCACGCATTGCAGCTTGAATTTCTTGTTGTTCCGGATCCATCTACGTTACACCATTGAATGTCTAAGTATTTTAGATTGTGTACTATAACTGCTATCTAGCGCATTAAGCACGTTATCTAATTTGTGTTGAATCATGTTATACAATTCTAAATTCATTGCACCTTGATCTTCTGCGGCGTAGTTATCAGTAGCAGAAGATGTAGAAGACGTAGACGATGCCGCCGCCGGATTGAGTGATTCTGAACCAGTTTTAGCCAATTTCATCAACAACGAATCAAGTTTAAGTGGGCTAATCTTTTTGCCCTTATCAGAATCTGAAGGGAAACTTGCACCAGGGCCATCAAAAACGCCACCGTTTTCTGCTCGTTGCAGGCCTCCGGCGCGCAATAGATTAGAAATTGTTTTACCTTCATCAGGGTGTTTATGGCTGCTTGTTTCGCCGTGACCATAAACAGCACTAATGCCATATTTTCTCATTATTTGTTGGCTCAACTGAACTGCTGTTTGTTTTTGTGTTCTAGTTATGTCTTTGTCGTCTTTTGCTATTAGTGAGACACCTACTGTATTTCTATTACCTAAGTTTGGTTTTTTATCAGTTTTACCGGCATGCCATGTTATTTGACTATCATCGACATAATTGACTACTGTACCATCTCTATCAACAAGATAATGATATCCTAATTTTCTTGCCCTTAGTGTATCAATCGCAGCTTGTAACCCGCGGCCGCCTGTGTGGTGAACTATTAGTCCTTCTGTCTTTCTGCGAAGGCCACGAGCGCTACCTTCGCCAGCAGCACCTCCGGAAACCACCGCCCCAGCACCTTCGGATTGCCCGCCGCCACCGCCGCTAGCAGCACCACCGCTCGGGGTGTCCATGTCGCCGCCTTCACTAGGAGCGGCACCGCTGCCACCGCCAGAAGCACCTCCACCGCCAGAAGCACCTCCACCAGAAGCACCTCCACCTTCACCACCTCCTCCGCCACCGCCAGAAGCACCTCCGCCAGAAGCACCTCCGCCGGCCGGTGCAGCAGCACCAGGAGCCGTAGCGCCCCCATTCCTAAGCAGGTTTGCCGCTGTTGCATAGTTGAAGAATGCTTCTGAATTGTCTTTAGCTTTAGGACCAAAATCTCTTTGAGCAAATTTAGCAAATGCTTCGATTGGTCCATCTTCACCAAATATTTTATTGAGACCAGCACCAGCAAGGGCGCTGATGGTCGCCATTAAACCGGGGCCACCTCTATATTCAGCCATAGCATTAGCAAACGCGACAAATGATTTAGAATTTATTTCAGCTTTCTTTTCATTAATCGGAAGTCTAGAAAAATACGCAAACTGATCAACCGGTGGTCTCACACCAAAGAATTTTGCAGCAGCGTCACCCAATGTTGCAGTAAGTGCCCCGATGCCGTCACCGTATCCTTCATAAGAAGACATAGCAGTACTAAATTCGACAAAAGCTTGTGCATTTATTTTGGTCTGTTTGTCATCAATCTTAAGTTCTGAAAATTCTACGAATTTTTTTAGAGGTGGTGTTTTATCAAAGAAGCTCGCAACGCCGCCCGCAATAGCACCGCTGGCTTGTGCAACTGAACCAATTGCACTAATTGATGAAGCAGCGGCCATTGCTCTAGCGAATGATACCATTGCTTCTGAATTGTTTTTAACCTTTTCTTTATCAAAATCATAACCTTGAAGCTCGATTACCTGTGAAGATACTTTTTTGATCGGGTCTTCACCGTCAACTAAGAAATTTATTACATTGCCGATAGCGCCAGCTACGTTTCCGGCACCCATTGCTAGAATTCCAGCGCCAAGCCCGGCCATTCCGAAACCTACTTGCAGGAGATTAGGTCCGTTTAATTTGTCAAATGCTTTCAACCCGTTTGCAAGAGAAGGCATTGACTTCCCTAAAATCCAAGTTGCACCCGCAAGGCCAGCACCAATCGCAGTGATAGCTGCACCAATTGCAGCGGAACCCGCTATAATATAAAAGGGAACAGGGGGTCTACCTGCTGCTGCTAGACCATTGACGATTCCCTGTAAGAATCCTCCCACCATGCCGCCTCCACCGGAAGCGGCTTTACTGAGATTTTGAATTCCTGCATCTGCGCCACTGATTGCACCTGCTGCCTTTGCAGCACCTGCCGCACCACCTGCTGCCTTTGCGGCACCACCTGCTGCCTTTGCGGCACCACCTGCTGCCTTTGCGGCACCACCTGCTGCCTTTGCGGCACCTGCCGCACCACCTGCCGCACCTGCGCCGCGATTAAACATTCCGCCTATACCGGGAATCTTAGACGCTAGACTACCCACAGCTATTGAACCTACTACTGCGGCTGCTCCAATAGCTGCGAACTTGAGTGCCTCCATTGAACCACGCAAAGGATCAATTGATTCTAAGAATGTTTGATACACAGATTTAGCCTCACGTTCCAATGATTTGACACCTTCGATAGCATCAGCAGTACGGTCTGTCCCTGCCTCACCCTTCTTCACCATGTCTGCTGTAATTTTTGCCCGATTCGCAGCCATAGCTCCGGGGCCGCCGCGTAGCGTTAGTCCAGTAATATACTCATTGCCGAAGCCACCGAAGCCTCGCGTAAACTCCTCGCCACGTGCCTGGATTGTGACCTGATATGCCGGGTTTGTAACAACTCCTACAATCCGATCCTCAAGCATTTGAGATGCTCTCGCTAAACTTTCTTCACCACCATCACTCTTTTTGAAATCCTTGACAATGTCCGACATGCCTATGACAGACGACCCTGCTGTAGCTCCACTATAACCGCCCAAACGATATACTTTACCAGCAGTGCTTGCCTGCTCTTTGTCTCCTGTATCATATATTGCCTGAATGAAAGCTTGACGTTTTTTCTGTTCGTCTTCTATTCTTTGCGCTTCTTCTTGCGCCGCAGGGTCATTTGTCTTAGCCCTAAGTTCTGCTATTCGTTTATTTTCAGCAAGAGTTTTAACTTGTTCCTCATATTCAGATAGTGCTCCGACGCGTCCAGCTTGTAACTGATCAGCTTTTTTACCTGTCAAGGCGGACACTCTAATAAGATTTTCAGCATAAGCTAACGACTCTTGCTGCATCGTATTAACAGACTTACGTTGATTGTGTAGAGCTTGACCAGAGACACTTTGTAACTCGACATATTTGGCTTGAGAATCAAGTAGTTGTTCTTGAGAGATACCCATTCTACCAAAACGTCTTCTTGTTTCGTCGGAAACATCAGCCAGCTTCATGAACTTGACTGCCCCTTCGCCGGCATAACCGCCCATACCGAGAAGACTTTGACCTAAACCATTAGTTGTCTTAGACAACTTCTTCATGTCATCAAGTGAGAATCTTGCTTGCTTTGCTAGATTTCCTATCTCGGTCGTAGACACAGGAAGAATTCCTGCAGTCTCCGTAAAACTATCTCTGAAGTCTATAATGTTATCATTAAGGCCAAATATTTCTTTAGTTAATGCACCAAATGCACCAAGGGCAAAGCCTAAAACTTGCCCCAAAGGTCCAAAGTTCTTACCAGCTTCATATGCAGCAGTTCCTAAACCTTCGGCGGCGTTACCATATTTGGATAACCCTTTTTCAGCACTTAGTAACGCATCTTTAAAACTTTTTAGTGATTGTACGCTTGTGGCAGATGCTTTTGAAAAGTTAGCATTAGATTCTTGTACGGTCTGTGCGGCTTGGGTATGAGCTTTGGCTAGCGGATCAACGCTGCTTGTACCTCTTTTGATAGATTCAGACTTTTTCTTTTCTTCAACCGTGTTGTCTCGGATTGAACCGACTTGCTGGTTTACAGCATTTACCATTCCTGCCATGGTTGAGCTAAGGCTCGACAGTTGATCATTAAATGATTTAATCGAATCTTGTAGCTCTCTAAATACTTCTGGGTCCATGCTCAGTTCCGATAAAATAAATAGCTAGGTTTTTTTTACCTACTAAATAGCATATGTATTTAGTATAAATCTAAAACCGAAATTTTAAGAGGAACTACATGGACAACAACCCACTAAAACAGTATTTCAGAAGACCATCTGTATATATGAAGCTACCATCAAATGGTCAGGGCTATCCGGATGGAGCACTGGACATGCCCGAAATCGGCGAGATTCCAGTATATCCGATGACTGCTATTGATGAAATCACTGCTCGTACACCGGATGCGTTGTTTAACGGAACTGCAATTGCAGACTTGATCACAAGTTGTGTCCCCAATATCAAGGACCCATGGGCAGTGCCTAATATTGACCTTGACGCTATTCTTATTGCTATAAAAGCAGCCTCATCTTCTTCAGGTGAGATGGATCTTACGTCAAGCTGCCCAAACTGTGAGGAAACATCTACTTATAAAATAAACCTAGTAGGCATTCTTTCGTCAATCAGCAGTCCTGATTTCTCAGAAGAACTCAGCGCAGGTGATCTTAAAATAAAATTAAAGTCCGTTAATTTTAAAGAAATCAACGCAGCATCAATGAAACAATTTGAATTCCAAAGAGCAGCTTCTCAGATTGATTCTATCGAAAACGAAGATGATCGCAGCAAACTGATGAAGGAGTCATTACAGAAAATCACCGATCTTACTATGGATTTGCTGTGCCAAGCAATTGAATATATTCAGACTCCTACAATCAAAGTAGATCAGAAGGATTTTATTCTTGATTTCCTAAGACACTGTGACCGCAATGTTTATGTTACTATCCGAGATCGTAGTTCGGAACTACGTCAAGCTAGTGAGATTAAACCAATGAAGATCACTTGCGGAAGTTGCGAGCATGAATACGATCAGACAATCACACTGAACCCAACGGATTTTTTCGACTAACGCTCCTCAGATCACCCCCTGAAGACATTAAGAAGCTGTTTGATAACTACGAAAACGATGTCTCAGGAATCAAAAAGTCAGCCCTAGAAATGGCATGGCACATGCGAGGGGGAGCGACGTACGAAGATATTCTGAATATGTCTTTTCAAGAAAGAGCAGACATAAACAAGATTATCGAAGAACATCTTGAGATAACAAAGAAGTCACAACTTCCGTATTTCTAATAGAGGGAACTATTCATTTAGTTCTCTCTTTTTTTGGCTTCTATCATAGCTCTCATTCAGAGTTGTCCTTCGGACAACTTATACCTTACTCACTTCGTTCGTTTCGGTATATCCTTTTTCATTCTCTTTAATGGTAATGTCTAAGATAACTTGTTGAAGATACTTGCCGGTTCAGAATCCATGGTAGTGCTATGTAGCACTACCAATGGTCTAGGACATTGCCATGGCCCGTCACCCTTGCTGTCTATTCCCCGTCAACCTAGCTTTTGATGCTGATTGACGCTACCGGTTGCCCTGTAAAGTTTACTGGGACTGTAGTGAGGCTATCTTTCGATTCCTCGGCAACGCATGTTCTGTGTTCTCAAGACAGAGTACGACACAGACTCATTTAGGGTTCGCTTAACCTAACGAGGGCCCTATCGGTATTCCATAGATGTAAACACCTATGCATTTTTGAAGGAATGCACCTTCGGCTCCAGATTCCGTTCGCAGTATTCCATGCGTCCTCAAGGAGAGTCGAGCAACCCCGACCAAACAGCTATGTAGGATTCTGTGGTTTTGTTTAGGTTTTGAGCGTTAGTACGTTAGCTGTAGACGCGGTGTCAAGGTTTGTATTAGGTGAGCCTGAGTAAACTTTAAGAAGGTCTTTGTTGAGCTTGAAGAAGTGTTGAAATTCGATGATGATCCAGTCCCCGAACTTAGCGGAACTGTAGTAAATGAAGTTGTCTGTGACCCAAGTACACTTTGCTTGTACAGCAACATACTTGCCTTTACGATTAAACTTCATGAATAGCACGTTGCAATCATCAGTTTCTGCTACAGCCATCAGTTGGTCTAGCCAACTGTCGATTTGTTTGCAGTCCCCGGATAAAAGAAGATGAAAAGGGAAGTCTGCATATGACTTACATTCTGCGTTGAATTTAGTGAAAGTCACGCCCGGAACGATGTCGCCCTTGAAGCTACGAATCTGACCCTCATCCAAATACTGTTTGCGGGATTGATTCTTACCGCCAATGTATGCACCTGAGCCGGGAGCCCTGATAAAACTTTCGTCATATGTCTTTGACAAGAAGGTTGCAACTTCTCGTTCGAACGATGAGCCTTTGGCTTTGCTAGGTGATGTCATATAATAACTTATGCTTTCTCATAGTGCCGGTAATATTTCTTATGTGATATCTGTCGTGGTATTGTAACTAGTAAACCCGTTTTCTTTAATCACCTTGAGAACGCTAGGAACGCGTCCTGCAAGTTCTTCTCGGTGACTGACGAGCCATATAGATTTACTGCGTCTACGTGACATTTCTTTTAGGATTGCCATTGCATTCTCGACACCTATGCTATCAAGTCCGCTGTCGATGAGTTCATCTATGAATAGCGTGTTGATCGGGAAGTATAGATTTTCCCACACATCACGGAATGCAAACGACAGACCAAGGATGAGACGATTGCGCTCACCCCGGGACAAATTGTCGAAATCCAACTCACGACCTAACTCAGTGATCTCAACTGAAAGGTCATTCATAAACACGACTGTATGTGGAAGACCGATCTTGTCAAGATAGTGAGTCAGTCTTGCGTTAAGATACGACAAGTTCTGATCAATGATCTTCTTGCGAACGAAGCTATCCTTGCTAGTCAGCAAGTCAAGCAAGAACTTCAAGTGATCTCCTAACTTTGACAGTTCGTTGATGATTTCAAAGTCAATAGTCAGTAGAGCATTAGCTTCCATCTCTTTGATTTGGTCAACGTATGGGTCAATGTCTTCTGCCTTCTTCTCGATCTGCTTTAACAAGCTTGATACAACACTACGATGTTCGATTGCTTCTGCTTCTGTATCATAGTGAGTTACAGGCATAGTGCCAACGATCATGCAAGAATTCTCAATCAATTGTTCTACATACGGATCAGTCTCGGTCATCTTAGCGTGGATTTGGTTCTGAATGTTTTCAAGTTCAGAGCTATGTTTGATTGCTTCTGCTTCAGTCTTGTAGTGAGTAACAGGAGAAAGTCCCAAAACGAACAATGAATTTTTATTTTTTTCTAGCTCGTTTTGGGTTTGGGCAAGTTCTGATCTTGCTGCGGCCAAAAGGTCACGCTTACTGTGTATGACACTGGTATGATTTTCATCGTGAAGATCCTGACCACAAGTATAACACTTGTTTTCTTCAAGTGTCCTGATCTCGCCCTCTAGTTTAGTTACAAGACTCTCATCCTTTTTTAGAGTTGCCTCTAGTCCAGCGATAGTCTTGTTGAGGGCAGCAAGTTCGATCTTGCTAGCTTCATATACCTTAAGGTCATAGTGAGACTGTAGTTCGGCCGTGATGTCAATATTGCTCTTTGTATCGTAGCTAGTTTGCAGAACCTTAACATCAGCATCACGCTTCTGTAACCAAGCAGTTTGACGAGCTAGGATAGCTTCGTAACGCTCTTGCTTTTTCTTCTTTTCGTTGTAGATTGTTAAGTCTTTATGAGCTTGAAGTTCGGCAACGATATCAATCTTGCTTAGTTCATCGTAATCACTGACGAGCTTGTCGAGGTCTTCATTGTGCTTTGCATTCCAAAGACGCTGACGGCGGCGAAGATTCTCAATCTGTTCTTCAACTCGCTTGTTGGCTTCTTGGATAGTCTTAACTTTGAATTGCTCTTGCTCAATCGTTTCTTTGGTAGACTTGATTTTTGTTTTGATTGCTTCTGCTTTCTCCGAAAGCAAAGTAATACCGAGCAATTGCTCGATGATCTTACGCTGCTCACCTGCCCCTAAGGAAAGAAACGGTTCAGTATAGGTATTCAACGCTACGATATGCTTAAACATATCATGTGACATACCTAATGTACGTTCGATCTCTTTCTGTGTGTCCTTGTTCTCGCCCTGTGCAGTATCCTTGTCCTCAGACTGTTCAACCCCGTTGACGTAGAACCTAAGAGTGTTTGGTCGGCGCCCGCGTTCAATCTTGTAATCAACGCCCCTAGAAGAATACTCTAGTGTAACCATCATACCCTTACCGTTGGTACGATTGATTAGATTATCCTTACGAATCTTGTTGATGGGGGCATCAAACGCAGCATAGGAAAGAGCTTGCATAAGCGAAGTCTTACCGGTACCATTGCGAGAACCATCTCCACCTAAATCTAGATTTTCACCTAGGATAAGCGTGAGTTCTTTGCTGTCGAAGTTGACAGCTTGTGTTACTGCACCAATTGATAAAAAGTTACGAAGGGTGATGTTCTTAAGTATGATCATAGGTTACGGTAAATCTCTAACAGTAGTTTTGGATCATAGAAATCACTCTCGATCTTCGTGATCTGATCAATAACGATTTGGTCTACGCTCTCAAAGTTCACCTCGCCGGGAGCAAGATCCTGCGCAAACTCTGTATTCTTGATAGGAATCAAAGACATTTCTCTTAGTCCATGTTTTGGAATGAGCGTTTCACGAATAAAGCTGGCTTCTTCATACGAAATGTCAATGTCAAGATGTACTCTGACACTAGACTTAGGAAGAAGAAGACCCTCTGGGTTATCTAAGATATCACTTAGCTTGTATACACGAAAGATAGGTTGACCTGGCCATGAATGAAACTCGGGTTCACCGCCCCAGTCTAGAATCATCATGCCTCTTGCGTCGTCTCCCGCATCTGCGTAGTTATGGGGGAAAGCGTTACCGATATACCAGATGTTCTTTCGGCACTGGCGCTTATGAAAGTGACCAGAGAAGACCCACTCGAATCCTGAAACGTATTCTGAGTTGATCTCCCCGTGGTCGGGCATCTCTATCATTGCATTCATATAAAAATGCGGCAATTCCAGATGAGCAAATAGGTACTTGCCCTTCATTTTGAGCAACTTCTTATAGTCATCACCTACCAACCAAGGAGCAATTACTACATCACCTTGCTGAAACCAATCATTGACGATGGTAACGTTGGGAAGATGATTTGCCCATTCGACTGAGTGAATGTCCCGACGATCACGATAATAGAGATCGTGGTTGCCAGGGATAAAATATACTCGGTCAAATGCATCGTTCAGTTTTTCTAATGCACGAAGGCCAAACTGAAGGGTGTGCATGTTGATGCTTGATCTATGGTGATTGTAGTCACCTAAGAACAAACATGTCTCGCATCCCTCAGCCTTAGCTTTAGTGATGAACCAATCTACAAACTCAATACAATCGGTATTGTGCTGTATGCTGTTACTCTTTAACCCAAAATGAATGTCCGTAAAGACTGCTGCCTTCTTGAATAGTTCTGCCATAATCTTACTATAATGTCCTTAGTTGCAAATAGCAATCAGTTAGGTAACCTTAACTTGTTTAGGTTTTACCTCACGCATTTGCCTCGTGAACGATGGGTTAAGACCATTCATCTCAAGAATGTCATCGCGGATGTTTTGTGTTCGCTTTTCTGAATTTAGCACTCGGCAGAAGCTATTGGTGATAGCTGCTGTGTAGTATGCAAACGGATTAGAAGACTTTGCCTCATTGAATCGAAGGCCAACATAGGTCAACTGTAGAATAGCAGAGTTACGCATCTCGTCATTATATGTGTAGCCGCGCCAGTTGAATCTCATGGCATACTTCTCACAAAGCATCATGTACATACGAGCTAGTTTATTAGTGATGTTGCCGTGATCCTTAGAGAAATGACCATTCTCAATTCCATCAACCCAATGCGACTTACCCACACACCTAAATGTGTTGGTTTCGTCTAACTTAAAGTGCTGGAAGGGAGGGAAGTTGACTCTAACGTGAACCATATCGTCAACTTCGGCCTTCGTGGTCTTGTCTTCTAAATCAGAAAAATCTTCCAACTCGTCATCTTCAAAAACGATGATGTCTTTGGCTGTTTTCTTCTTCGTAGTCTTACGAGGCTGCTTTTGAGCAACTGGGATATGGTCCCAAGTCATGACTCTGAAGATTAAATCTTCAGTTTTTACTGATTCTGGAAGAATCTTTTCTTCTGCCTGTAGTGAAAGCCAGACTGCTCTAGTTTGTTTAGCTGCTTGGATTTGTTCTGGCTTTATTGCAAAATCTAGACTAGTTTCTATGGGAGAATCGGGCATGTCGATGATAAGATCATATCGATTGTATTCCGGTTCAGTGAAGTAACAGTACGAGTTCTTGCTCGCGTGGATTTCTTTAAGAATGTCTTTGTTATTTAGATAATTAACAGGTCTCTTTGGTTTTGTTATCACATTGTATCCTTTACAGCAATACGTATTGTACTAATACTGTTGCATAAATGCAACAGCATTGGGTAAATTTAGCGGTTTTTTGAAACGATAAATACTATTAAGTATTTATCAGAGGTAAAGGATGGCTACACCACAGAAAGCACCCGAGTCCACGACTGACCCATCTAGGTCTGCTGTCCCGAAAAATGTGAGGCCGCAAACAGGTGCTAATGCACCTTCGTCTCAGCCACCGAACACGGGTATAACAGGGGCAAAACAGAGCGCGACAGCACAGGCAACTAAACAAGATCAAGCTAATTTCGCAGCAGCTAAGGATTGGAGAGTTCGTCTCGCCCTTGCTCCGGGGGCGACCTACCTGTATAAAGGAGATCCTCCCGGAATCTTGCAGCCACTCGTATCTACTGATGGTGTTATATTTCCGTATACACCCAATATCCAAGTGACATATGCTGCATCCTACGACGCACAATCGGTAACTCATAGCAACTACAGAGTTTATCAATATCAAAACAGTAGCGTCGATTCAGTAACTATTGCAGGTGTTTTTACTTGTCAGGATGTGTTTGAGGCAAACTATCTTTTAGCTGTGATTCATTTCTTCAGATCAATGACTAAGATGTTCTATGGTCAAGACAGCAATCCAAAGAACGGAACTCCGCCGCCGCTGTGCTATATTTACGGGCTAGGTGGATACCAGTTTGACGCATTGCCTTTAGCCATTACGGGGTTTACATATAATTTACCAAACGATGTTGACTATATTCCTACTACAGGTGCTTCTCCTGCAGGGTCACCTCAACCTTCAGTGTCAAACCACAATACTAATAAGTCAGCTAACTTTTTGTCAGGATCCTCAAGATTGCTGGGAATAAACGTCGGGCCAGGAGGTACTCCTCGTCCACCTTCATATCCGTCGACCCCGGCTTCTATAAATCAAGAGACAACTTGGGTTCCCACTAAGATTGAACTTTCGATCACCTGTGCTCCGGTACTGAGCAGAAATATGGTATCGAACAAATTCAGTTTGAGAGACTACGGTACCGGGAAACTTCTTCGTGGCTCTCAAAACCCAGGCGGAGGTATGTGGTAATGTCAGGTAATCAGAATTTATATCCAAAAACGAGTCCTTACAACGAAACTAACGTGGTAAGTAACAAATTCTTAGACGTTATGGTTTCTCGCAATATTCCAATGCTACCTAGCGATGTGTATATGATGCTGACATCAGCATATGAATACAGACCTGACCTACTAGCATATGACTTGTACGGTGACCCTAAGTTATGGTGGGTGTTTGCCGCGCGTAATCCAAACAAGTTGGGTCCTGATCCGTACTTTAATTTCACGGCTGGCTCAGGCATATACATACCTAATATAGATACGTTAAGAACGGTATTAGGAACTTAAGATGGCATTCACGAACCCACTCGTAGGAACAGCAGACGGTGATAGCGGGGCACCACAAGCATCAGCGCCTGGAACTACTCCCAACTCTCCGGCAGGACCGCTGGGTGCAGGTGGAACCACTTCGTCTACTGCCACAAATAATTCGTCTACTCCTCCTCCTAGTGTACCGGAAAGCAATGAAAGCTCTACCCTTCCACCTAGTCCAACCGGATACCAATACCAAGCAAGCAGTGCTAGTACTCAGCAAGTAGCTTCGTTTTCAATGCCAGGTAGACGGTTAAAAAATCCTCTAGGAGAGTTTCCCACTTATACCTATCAGCTTAGTCTGTACATGATCACACCAGATGCGTATGAAGCATTTGTCGCTAGCGGTAGGACAAAGATTGATATATTTAATACGATGACTGCCGGAACCGACGCGGGTGGTGCTTTTCTTATTGCACAGAGCGGTGGAATCAACAACACTACTAGCAAGAGAATGCCGGGATTCGACTTCGATTTTGGTATCGATAACTTAGAGATTTCGCAAGTAATCAACACTAAATCTACTCAAGACTCTGATTTATCAAAGTTCGCCTTCACATTTCAAGTAATTGAGCCGTATGGGTTCTCGTTTATAACTAAAATTAGAGATGCAAATAGAATAATTACTGAATACATGGGCGGGACAACTAATGCTCCTGAAAACGGGGTAAAGCAATTTTTCATATTAGGAATTAGATTTTTTGGTTATAACGTCGCAGGCGTCCCGGCTAAGCCCACAGACACGATGTCGTATAACGGAGACAATGTAGGACAACCAAACGAGAATCAAACAATTGACCCCCTGTCACAAAGCGGAGCAATATTTGAACATTTCTATGATTTAACTATGACAGGTATCAAGTTTAAAGTTGACGGAAAGATGACTGTTTATAATATTGAAGCTATCAACTCTGGGCAACAAGCAGGGTTCTCTATAAAGCGAGGCATGATCAATTATACTAGACCTATCACAGGAACTCATGTAGGTGAGATGTTAGATAAATTAATGGTTGAACTGAATACTGAACAAGTTACATTATCTGACGAACGCAAAATCAACACCCCCAACCATTATGAGATTGTATGGATGCCTGGTACTCAACAGATCATCGATGCGACTGTAATATCTCCTGCGGATTTGGCTAAAGCTAAATCTCCGGGCAGTGGCGCAACTTCTACCCAAGGAGTTACTGTTGCTACAGAAACGCAAAATCAAACGGCTTTAAACGGCGTTGCACAGTCGATAACGTTTTTACACGACACTAGTATTTTAGCTGCAATCAATCAAGTAATTGCACAGAGTTCTTATCTAGAAGACGCATTAAAAGTAGTATACACTACTGCATTAGAAGCTCCGACGACAACCGGGCCTCCTTCTGTAATTGATAACACTCAGCAAAAAAAGGTAAGTTGGTATAGTTGTACAGCGCAGATAAAGAAAATAGCGTGGGATAACATCGTGAACGACTGGGCCTATGATATCGCTTACATCATACAAAAATACGAAACTCCGGTTGTAGATAGTTCGCTTGTAAAATCAGGAAGGTACTATCCGGGCCCACACAAGCGGTATGACTATTGGTATACTGGAAAAAATTCCGAGATTATCAGCTACGAGCAAACATTTGATAATCTATTCTTTAATGTGGCATTGGATCCCGGTGAGGGTGCCGCTGCTGGAACCGGAGGATCCAGTCCAGCGGCTAATTCCAGTGATAATAATGCCAGCAATCCCACCAATACCGCAATAGTTCCGGGAAAGTTTACTGCTCAACCTCGTATAGGTAAAACAGCTAACGGTATGGAAGCTCAAAATAATTACATAACGTCTCTATATGATCCTGGCTCGTTTGCTCAAGCAAGCATCAGCATTTTAGGTGACCCTGATTATTTGATGGCTGAACCCACCTTCAGTGAAAGCGTGATATACGACCCCGTTTATGGTTCGAATGGGTATTCACTTAATCCAGGCGGCGGCCAAGTGTTTATTGAAATTGATTTTAAAGAAGCAGTAGACTACACTAGTCAAACCGGAACTCTTAGTATCAATGACTCTATTCAATTTTGGAAATACCCTGAAAATCTTACTAAAGATAGAAAGATTAAAGGCGTGAGTTACATGCTCACTGAATGTTCTAGTAAATTTAGAAACGGGATTTTCAGGCAAGACCTAACAGCAACTATTAACGATTTTGAGGACCCTGGCATCGGAAACCCGGCAGCAGCAGACAGCGGCAGACCCGCTGGCCCGGTCGGCTCCCAAGGAGCCACTGGAACTGCAGGGGCTCAAGAAAGACGGGGCGCACAAGGCGCCCAAGGCACACTAGGTGATCGTCCTTATAATTCAAGTAACCCAACTAACCAGGCCACTAATACTAATAATCAGACTCCGGCAACACCCGTGACTATGACCGGTCCCGGAGGACAACCAGTTGCAAGTAGCGATGGATCACGGCGCGGATAATAGAAAGTAAATATGGCACAAGATATCATTAAAACAAGAGGTGTACCCAAATCTGCTAAACCAGATGCAGGCGGCGCCAATACAAACAACTTTCCGGTTTTTGGTATCGTAAAGGACAACATTGACCCTACCCGTGCCGGTCGTATCAAGGTACTATTAGCTGACAAACCACCAAATGATTCTGACAATGCAGCAAACTGGGTAACAGTTAGCTTCTTGTCCAACTTCTTTGGTACAATCGGGGGTACTGCTGCTACTGGACCAGACGATAACGGTACGTATAAATCAAATCCAACTTCGTATGGACAATGGCATGCTCCGCCGGATATTGGTACAAAGGTAATTTGTATCTTTATCAACGGTGACCCTAACTACGGTTTCTACATAGGCTGCGTTCCTGAAGCAGAAACACTACACATGGTTCCCGCTATCGGCTCATCGGACAACGTTATTACTAACGAAGGTGAATCAACTAGCTATGGCGGTGCAACCAGGTTACCGGTAACAAACTTTAATACTAATAATGCAACTAGTAATAATAGCACTACCTTTAATGACAGTCCTCGTCCTGTACACAGCTACTCTGCTACGATCATGAACCAGCAAGGAATCATTCGTGATCCTATTCGCGGACCTATCTCGTCATCCGCGTCTCGTGAACCGGCATCTCGGGTCGGTTGGGGCGTCTCTACACCGGGTCGTCCTATCTATGAAGGCGGCTTCAATGATTCAACTGTAACAGAAAATTTAGATGAAAGTAGAAATCAACAATTAAAAGTTGTGGCTCGTAGGGGCGGGCACTCAATCGTTATGGACGACGGTGACATCATTGGTCGTGATCAGTTAGTCAGAATCAGAACAGCATTGGGACATCAAATCCTAATGTCGGACAATGGTCAGACTTTAATGATACTCCACTCTAATGGACAATCATATATTGAGTTAGGTAAAGAAGGTACAATTGATATGTACTCTACTAACTCAGTAAACATTAGAACACAGGGTGATCTAAACTTGCATGCCGACAGAAACGTCAATATTCATGCTATGGAAAATCTTAACATCCAAGCAAAGAATATTCAAACTAATTCTGAAGAAAAAACTATGATGAGGGCTGGTAGCGACTTCAATATTGCCGCTACTGGTAAACTCACTGGATTAGCAGGCGGGCCTGTTGCATGGGCAGCAGGCGGAGATGCTTCTTTGGTCGGAGGAGGACAAGCATTTGTTAATGGAAGCAAAGTAAATCTAAACAGCGGCGCGCCGGGAACATCCCCTGATGCAGTCAGCCCTATTCCTTTAATTGCACAGACTGACACCTTGTACGATGAAGGAAGAGGATTTATGGCAGCTCCCGGCAAACTGCTCACTATTGTTTCTCGTGCTCCGGCACACGCCCCTTGGGCTAATGCAGGTCAGGGTGTTGATGCAAAAACAAATCTAGACGCTGCAAGTCAGCTTCCAGCCGCACCTAGTCCAGCAGTAGCTGCAACCACAGCAGCGGCCGCAAACACGGGAGCAACGCCTCCGGCAGTAGCTACAGTTGCTTCTGCTCCGGCGGGGGTACCGGCAATCTCTGCGACCGTTGACCACAACACCACATCAGCAGCGTTGGGTGCAGTTGCAACTTCCGCAGCCGGAGGCCCGCTAGCATCCGCGGTAAATCAGGGCGCAGCAGTAGTATCAACTGGAACAGGGCTAGTTGCAGCAGTGGGTGCATTTGCACAAACTGCTTCCCAGTTAGCAGCCGGCGGCATACTAAAGCCGGGAGCAGCCACACTTGTTACTGGGTTAGTGCAAGCAGGAGCAAATATAGTTCAAGCGATGCCTGCGTCGTTGTTTACTGGTGCAGCGGGAGCTTCTAACCTAACAAGTCTAGTACAGAACACAACTGCACAAGCTAAGTCAGTTGTACACACAATGCAACAAGCGCAAACTGCATTAGGAAAAGTCGGTGCAATTACTGGTTCAGAGGCAGTAACGCAAGTTACAGGTATGGTAACTGCCGCAGCGACAGTTGGTTTGGGTCCAACTGTAGCAGCAATACAGCAAACAAGTAGGACAGCAAGCAGCGCGGGGTCCACAGCTATCAGTGCGACTAATTCGGCACCGCCGGCTGCCACCGCAAACGGTGAAGCCAGAAGAGAAGCAAGTGCAACATCAGATGGTGTTAGTGCGTCTGGCTCTTCGGCCGGTACAGCAAACTCACTTACCGGATCCTTGTCTGGTGCTGCTAACAACACATTGAGTTCTATTAGAACTGCACTAGAGGCGATTGGTTCAGGCGCAGCAGCAGCAGGATTAGCAGAATCTATCGGTGGACTGGGCGGTATTCAAAGCGCACTAACTGCGATGGGTAATGTTCCTAGCTTGGCTGGACTAATGGATCAAGCAAAAGGTGTAGCAGCATCAGCGTTTAATGCTATCAAGAATTCTTTCAAACCGTTTAAGGCTGGTGTGCCACAAAATCTAACACAGATTGCAAAAGAAAATGCAGCAGCGGCCGCCGAAGTCGCCAATCAGACTACGCAAGCCGGTAGCAACCTATTAAATGATGCCGGCTCAATCGCAGGAAGAGCTTCCGGAACACCGGGCGGTGCATTAACAAGAGTTTCAGGTGCATTATCGAGAACTGCCGGAGTGTTGACGAATACCGCAGTTGCAATAAATTCAGTTGGAGGTGCAATCACTCGCACGACCGGCGCATTGAGTTCTATTGCAGGTTCGGTGGGCGGCGCCACTAATGCTACTACCTCAATAAACAATAGCGTGACTAGCATTACAGGCGGTCTCACCGCTGCCACCAATGCTATAACTTCTGCCGTAGCGGTCGGAACCGCAGTTTCAACGACTATCAACAACGTTACTGCTGTTGCAAGCAGTGTCTCTAGGGCGGTCACCGGTTCTGCGTTGAACACTACGACCGGCGGCGTGCAAAATGCAGTGAACACAGTCAGCGCACTAGCAGGGGCCGGAACAACTACTGCCGCGGGCGGAACGGTTGCTCTAACTAATGCAGCCGTTTCTGTTCAACGCGGTGCCTCTGCTGCAACGTCGTCTGCCCTCGCAAGCGGGCTGAGTAATCTTCCGGGCGGTATAAACACTGTCAGTAATGTAATGAATCAAGCAGCAGGTGCAATCAATACCATTCCAGGACTCGGCCCGCTATCGGACGCAATTCGGGCAGCGTCAAGTGCTGCAATGAACGGACTGCCTGCAGTAACTGCGGCAACAGGAGCACTATCTTCACTAGCCGACAATTTGGGTAGTTTGTCGGGTACATCAGGGGACGCTGCAAGCAGATTGGGCGGTCTAACAGCATTGGCTTCTGTTGGACTTCCGGTAGGTGCAGTCGCGCATTTGCAGTCGTCTATTGCTGCATTAGCGGGCGGAACACCAGGGGCAATCGCACTTCCTTCTGTAGGATTTAATACAACGGACAGAACAGCTATTACTAGTCAGATTAATGCTACGTTGGGTGATCCGGGTATTCCAACTCCTAACTTAGTTGGCTCAATTCCAGATACTACTATAGCCACGCTTGAGGACCGTATTCAAACAACACGAGCAGAAGCCCGTGCAGCCCGTGCAGCCTTTGTCAGCTTAGAGCAGGAAGCCAAAGTTTTGCTTGACGAATACAAGAGACTTGATAGAACATTGCCACCGGGAGACCCCAAGATCGCTGAATCGTATCAGAAATATCGTGACTTTATATACAGCGCAGAATATAGGGCTGCATCTGATAGGGCATGGGCAGCACGAGGAGCAAATAGAGACGCCGAATTCGCTCTCCTTGATCGCCGGCGCGAGGAAACAGAAGTCGCACTGGAACGAGCCAGGGCGCGTTTAAATAGAGGAGGATAACCTATGCCACAATACATCGGATTCAGTACACAAAACGCTTGCTTACCGAGAAGCACAAACATGCAACTTAATAGTTCAATGAACCAGTCTGTTAGCATTAACGGTCTCAACATTAATGGCTACGGTATCCCCACAGGATACGGAAGAATTGGTAGCTCATTAATTCCTGGTAAAAAATTCACTTTAACTGACGAACAACTTGTGATCAGAGATTTCTTGAATGCGCTAAACATCCCGCTTGGAAGCAAAGTTGGTCAACCGCAATTAGGAACATCGCTTTGGTCTTTCTTGTTTGAACCAAATACAGCAGATGTACAATTTCAGCTAGAAAATGAACTTCGTCGGGTCGCATCACAGGATCCTAGACTTGCTCTCAACTTTGTTAAAGCCTTCCCACAAGAGCATGGTATGCTGATAGAAATCCAATGTTCTATCGTTCCTTTTAACAACCCAGCGGTGTTGAACATTTTCTTTAACCAAGAAACTACGGTTGCTTCTCCGGTATAATCAAAATACACTTTTTTGATAATGATAAATATATTCATATCAAGAGAGTATAACTATGGCATCAAGTTCCAGGCAATCAGCACTCTTCGGTCTTAATGACTGGAAGACCCTATATCAAACATACAATCAAGCTGACTTTCAGAGCTATGATTATGAAACCTTACGTAAGTCTTTCATTGATTACCTACGCCTATACTATCCAGAAACTTTCAACGACTACACTGAATCCTCAGAATTTATCGCATTGTTGGACGTTATTGCGTTCATGGGACAGGGTCTTGCGTTCCGTGATGATCTAAATGCCCGTGAAAATTTTATTGATACTGCTGAACGCCGTGACTCTGTTATCAAGCTAGCTAATCTTGTCTCTTACACTCCAAAGCGCAACCTAGCTGGTCAAGGCTACCTAAAGGTTACTAGTCTTCAGACTACTCAGAACATCACTGATATTAACGGTATGAATTTAGGTAATCAGACCGTTCTTTGGAACGATCCTGCTAACCCTAATTGGCTAGAACAGATGAATACCATTTGGAATGCTGCTCTGATCAACACACAGAGAATCGGCAGACCGGGCAACACGACTGATGTTCTAGGAGTCACGACTAGCGAATACGCATTACAGATTCCTACTACATCTTTGCCAATCATCCCCTTCACATCTGTCATTAACGGCATGAACATGAACTTTGAACTAGTAAGTACATCTACTATTGGTGAAGACTATGTGTATGAAATTCCCCCGGCTCCGTCTGGCAGATTCAACATGTTGTATCGTAATGACAAGTTAGGATTTGGATCCCCTGAAACTGGATTCTTCTTCTACTTCAAGCAAGGTCAGTTGCAGAATTACGATTTCTCACTTCAACAACAAATTTCAAATCAAAATATCGGTATCGGCAATATCGAAGGTGTCAACAACACAGACACTTGGTTGTATCAGATCAATAGCAACAACACAAGAACCCTTTGGACTCAGGTTGCCAACATCTATGCTAATGCGTATCTGCAAACTGAAACTTCAGGAAGAAAAATCTTCTCAGTAAACTCAGGCTTCAATGATACGGTGTCTTATATTTTCGGCGATGGCGTCTTCTCTGAAATTCCTCTAGGAAATTTCAGAGCATATGTTCGCGCAGGAAACGCGCTAACATACACCATCGACCCAAACGAGATGAACGGTGTTACTATATCGTTCACCTATCTTGATAGAACAGGCAGACCGCAAACTCTCACTGCTGGCCTGACCCTCACATTAACAGTTTCCAATGCACAGGCACGTGAGTCTTTACAAGACATTAAGCAACGAGCACCAACACGTTACTACACCCAAAACAGAATGGTTAACGGTGAAGACTATAACAATTTCCCATATACGCTGTATAGCTCGATCATTAAGTCTAAGGCAATTAACCGTTCTTCTATCGGTGTATCAAAGAACTTAGATTTACTTGACCCTACCGGCAAGTACTCAAGCACCAATTCTTTTGGAAGCGATGGGGCATTGTTCCAAAGTGATGCAGAGGGGTTCTTAACTCTAACAATCAATAATAGCAGCGAAATCATTTCGTTCTTTACTAATACCCTAGCTTCAGTGCTAGCGTTGAACAGGGCTAATCAGTATTACATTCAGAACTATCCTAGATATACTGTAACAAATCCAGCGACTACACCTGCATCACAGGTCATCTATTGGAAGACTAGTACAGTAGACACTAGTACTGAGTCAGGTTATTTTTATAACGTGCTAGGTGCGCTCGAAACACCACAGTCTGTAGGGACTTTTGCATCCACTAATCTAAAGTATGTCACTACCGGCGCCTTGTGTAAGTTCGTTGCACCATCTGGATTTTATTTTGATGCCAATAACAGATTGCAATCTGGTATTCCGGGTCCGGGTGACTCTAGCTACATTTGGACTACTATATTGAATGTTGCAGGTGATGGTAGTAACAATAATCAAGGTAGCTTCGCCAACGGAACAGGGCCTATCAAGATTAGTGGATATTTGCCCAATGATGCGATTCTAGCGCAAGTAATTCCTGTATTTGATAATTCTATTCCTGCTGAGGTTATACAAGAATGTGCGTTGAGAATGGAACTACAACAGGACTTCACTCTGCTATTTGACAATTCACTGTTGATCAATCAACAACGCTGGTCTGTCGCTAGGGCTGACAGAGAAAATTATTTTGTCAAGTTTGTGTGCACCGGAACTAATGCCTACACAATCACTTACCGTTCATTAGCATACTACTTTGGATCAGTAGCCGACACTAGGTTCACTTTTAACAGAGACGAGATCGTTTACGATCCTTTCTCAGGAAAAGTCATTCAAGATTTTGTTAACGTTCTTTCAGTAAACCCTCAACCTAATCCCAACTCAACGCAAGCATTAGGTAGAGACTACAAAATAAATGTTGTCGGTCAGACTACACAGAGTGACGGGTACATCAACGACTTTGAAGTAGAAGTTGCAGCCACCGACGTTAACAATCGTCAATTGATCGCAAACCCAGACTTCTTTAATGAGATCACTGGATATGTCACTCTAGGAACTAATGTAGGAATCTATACGTTCTTCGAAACAGTGATAGATCCATTCAATTTGTCGAGGCAGTATGTTATTCCGTCATCTGACATCGTGTATGCATATTCAACACTCAATCAAATTGAAGTAGTGAAGTATGACTATCCTTTGGGACAAGTTTTTTATGCATTCGGTGAAGATAGATTCTATGCATCGGTGCAAGACCTTACTGTTCTTACTCCTTTTTATATCATGACGTTGCAACCACAGTATTCTATGATGCCAGGTCGTCAAGGAATGTCCTTCCAATATAGACACAATTCCAATAATACGAACAGAATTGATCCTGCAACTACAAACATCATTGATATGTATGTAGTGACTCAATCGTATTATACTGCCTATCAAAATTATATTCAAGACACCACCGGAACTATTCCTCTTCCGGAAAGCCCAACGATGACTGAACTTGGTCAAAACTACGGTCAGCTTCAAGATTATAAAATGTTGTCAGATTCGGTGATTCTAAATAGTGTCGTGTTCAAGCCTCTCTTTGGTCCTAAAGCTGCGTCTGCATTACAGGGTACTATTAAGGTCATCAAGGCAAGCAGCACAAATGCAAGCAACAGTGAGATCAGAAGTGCTGTATTAACCGCGATGAACGAATATTTCAATGTCAATAACTGGGACTTTGGGGACACATTCTACTTCTCAGAACTAAGTGCGTATCTTCACGCAGAGTGCGGCGATTTAATTAGCTCGGCTGTTCTTGTTCCCAATGACCCGCAAAAACCATTCGGGGACTTGTATGAAATCAAATGTTTACCGTACGAAATTTTCGCAAACGCAGCTACACCAAATGATATCGTAGTTGTGGCGGCGTTGACACCCGCAGAACTCCAAGTTGCATAAAGATAAATATATAGATGGCTAGAGTAAGAACACTTAATTTTCTTCCAGAGGTTTTTCAAACCCCTCCCAACGCACAGTTTTTGGCAGCAACCCTGGATCAACTCGTAAATCCACCGAGTGTAGCAAACATCCAGGGCTATGTTGGTAGTACATTTGGAACCGGTGTCAATGCAACAGATGCATACGTCACTGAACCTACTAAAACTCGCGCAGACTATCAGCTAGATCCTAGTGTTGTCTTTACTAAACCAAACGAATCTGCTGCTACAGATTTCATCACTTATCCTGGAATCATCGATGCTCTCAAGATGGAAGGTGGAATAACTGAAAACAATGACAGATTGTTTACAAGTCAATTCTATTCCTGGGATTCGTTCACTAATCTAGACGCCCTAATCAACTTCAATCAGTATTATTGGTTACCGGAAGGGCCTCCTTCTGTTCAGGTTGCAGCATCGACTGTATTCTCAAGAGAAGCATTTGTTGTTACGGACAACACTAACACGTATAGTATCGTTAGAGAAGGTTCTACCAGATCAAATACTAATCCTGCAATCACATTATTGAGAGGCGGCACGTATACTTTTGAAGTAGACCAGACCTCCCCGTTTTGGATTCAGGGTGCTCCGGGCGTTTCTGGAAATAGCCCAACCCAGCCAAATCAATCAGTGCGCGACGTATACGGTGTAACCAATAACGGCGCCACTTCGGGTCTTGTTACTTTTGAAGTTCCGCAACGTAACGCACAAGACGAATATATCTTCCCCACTACAGTTAACACTGATGTGATTAGCACTAGCTCCTTTGATGACATCAACGGTCAATTCGTAAACTCTTTCGAGGGAATCGACGGAATCACATCTTTGTTAGGATTGCGTGTTGCTTTCTATAACACCCCGCAACCAATTGCATATATTTCTTCTTACTTTGATGAAGTCGAATACGATACCAATGCTCCTGATTTAGTTGCACCTATCACACTCACTGTTGATAGTTGCGACCCTAGCGCATTTACTTTAGCTTCAGGTAGCACAAGCGGATTGATTGTGGGCGGCACATTAACATTCACTGGAGCCAGCTTTGGTGGTATTAACATAGGACAAGTTTACTTCATTCAAAGTATTCCGAACTCAACGTCATTCACTATTTCAACTGCATTGAACGGGGACCCAATCACGTTGACTGCGGCTTCGGGTACAATGACAGTCAACGTCAATCAGGGTCTGTATGAAGATGGGTTTAATGTAAATGTAGGAAACACCTTCTTTGTAGTTACATATATCGGAGACCCAAACGACCCAATCATAAGATTGATTCCAGACGGAGCAATTCCGTCAGACACTCGCATCTTGCCCGTTTACGGCACGGAATGGAATAATAGACCTTTCTATCTTAACGATTCGAACAACCTAGAACTGATTCCGTATATCAGCGCACCGCTCGACGTTCTCTACTATCAAGACGGAACCAATCCAAATAAAGTAGGTATTATTCGTCTCATCGAAGATAACTTGAATAATACTATCAATGTCGATACACAAATTCTAGGTCGCACAAACTATACATCTCCTAACGGGGTTGTGTTTACTAATGGGTTGAAAGTAAGTTTTAACGGTGACGTTATCCCCACAAGCTATCTTACCGGAGAATACTACGTCCAGGGCGTAGGAACCTCAATTGATCTAGTACCTGTCGAAACACTCGTAGTACCGGAAGATTTCAGTGAAGGTGAATATAACGCATGGGATATCTTAGACTGGGATATCGGTAATTGGGATATTAGCCTTGATATTCCTGTTCAAGCTGACTATATTACCATTGCACGTAACTCAATTAACAAGAATGCATGGGCAAGAAGTAACCGCTGGTTCCACATCGATGTAATTACTGCGACTGCAACATACAACGATGATCCTACTATTGTGACAACATATGCAAATATTTCTCACAAAGCTGCAAGACCTATCATTGAGTTCTACCCAAACTTAAAGCTATTCAATTCTGGTGCAGTAGGTAAAGATCCAGTAGACTTCATTGATACCACTAACACCGACGCATTGTCAACTGTTCCTGGGTCACTAGCATATTACCCAGACATTGAAGTTTACTCAACTACAAACGCTGCAACAGTAACCAGTGTATCTGGGTCTCCAATCAACGATGAGAGTTTTGTAGCCGGAAGATATTACGAAATTGCAGTATTAGGTACTACCAATTGGAATACTGTTGCCGGAACTACCGGTGTTACTTATGCAGTAGGTAATGTTGTTCTCTGTGTAAGTCCCGGAACAGGCACCGGCACTGCATATCAAGTTTCAACTACTGTTACTGTTCCAGTCAGTAGTATTACCGGAACACTGGCGCAATATATGTTTGTCGGAGATCAAAAGAATTATCTACCAACAAACAGCCAAATCAATAGTTTATCCTCTGATGGAACAAACTACACATTAGTGGTAACTTGGCCAGTTGCTATTGCGGTTACGGGCGGTACCACTACGCTTGTTGCTAGCGATACTACTGTTAATAACTATAGTTTATTCCCTGGCGCTCGTGTAATCTTTGCTGCTGACAATGATGTGAATGTAAGAAACAAGATTTATGTTTCTAACTTTTCGGTTGTCGCACCGTCAACGCAGCCGGTAATAACTCTTATCGTGGCTGAAGACGGGATAGTAGCTCCCGATACACAAACTGTAGTGACACGCGGCTTCGCAAACGCAGGGCTGAGTTATTGGTTCGACGGCATCGACTGGATGCAGTCACAGCAGAAGACACAATTAAACCAAGCTCCTGAATTCGACATTTTAGATGGAAACGGTATCAGCTTCAGTGATCCTGTTGTATACCCAAGTACGACCTTTACAGGTTGTAAATTATTCAACTACACATTAGGGTCAGGCGCAAAAGATCCGGTGTTGGGCTTCCCAATTCGTTACAGTTCCGTATCTAACCTAGGTGACGTTAGTTTTGATGTCTCTCTGAACTCTGACACATTCTCGTACGTCTATGGCGGTAACCCATTCAATCAAAAAGTTAACACTGGGTATGTTTACAATATAACGTCTGATGTTTCATACACTAGATTGTTAGGTTGGGAAACCGCGATTGCACCTAGCCAGCAATATCAAATCTTCAATTTTGATTTCTCACTGACTGCACCAGCATATATCTTTAAATGCGACATCGCAGCACTGCCGGCACTTCAACCAGATGAGACGGGTTGGCCAAGAGTTAAGGTATACATCAATAACGTATATCAAGAACCTTCTGATTACTCGGTAGAGATCGGAACCAACACGACAACAATACAATTGTTCACCCAAATCGATGAAAACACACTAGTGCAGGTACTATTGCTAAGTGATCAAGTCAGCAAGGTTGGATACTATCAAGTTCCTCTCAACTTGAGCAACAACCCACTCAATACAGACATAACTACTGTAAATACCGGTGACATTAGAACACAGTATCAAGATATTTTCATCAATGCGCCTAATACAACAGGAACAATCTTTGGTTCAAATAACTTTAGAGACTGCGGTAACCTAAATCCATACGGCACCAAGATCATTCAAAATAGTGCATCACTCGTGCTACCAGGAACATTCCTACGTAATCCGCAGTACAATCTGTTTAATGCGTTGCAATTCAACTCTCGTGAATATGTCAAGTACAAGCAACTGTTGGTAGATACAGTTCAGAAGACCCCTTACGAGCAGCGTTATACTCCAGCAGAAATTCTAGATGAAGCATTAGATCAAATCACTGCGGCGAAGAGTGAAATCAATGCGTTCTTCTGGTCAGACATGTTGCCAAACAAGTCTTCGTACATTAGCAACTCCTACATATTCAACAACGATTTAGATAGATCACAATATCCACTAAGTCATGTGTACAACTTTGAGACTGCAAACTATAATGGTGTTCTCGTATACATAAGTCGTGCGGTTGACAATATCATTGTTGAAAAGCAACTGCTTATTGGTACAGAGTATGTGGTTAGCACGGATTCACCTACACTTACTATCACTATCCCAATGCAAGATGGAGATATAGTAACTATCAGAGAATATAATCAGACTTACGGGTCATATGTTCCTAACACCCCAACTAAGTTAGGAATCTATCCTAAGTATATTCCTCAAGTAATCCTCGACTCTAACTATTTGATTCCAACGTATTTCATTCTTGGGCATGATGGGTCGTATACTAAGTTGTACGGTGATTATATTCCTCAAGCTGACATCCTTGTTGACTTCAGAGACCAAGCATTGCTAGAATTCGAAAAGAGAGTTTATAACAATCTCAAATTAAGTACTGAAACACCTATCACACGATATGAAGTTGTACCGGGCTTCTTTAGAGACCCTACTTATTCATGGGATGAATTCTTAAGAATTTACTCAACACAGTTCTTAAACTGGATTGGGCAAAATCGTATTGACTATAAGACTCAGTACTTCTCAAGAGTAAATGAATTTACTTACAACTATACAAATTCTACAAGTAAACTAGACAACAGTCCTATCCTTCAGGGTTATTGGAGAGGGGTGTATGAGTATTACTACGACACTACTACTCCAGACACTACTCCCTGGGAAATGCTTGGCTTCACTATCATGCCGACTTGGTGGACTGCTCGTTACGGTCCTGCACCCTACACTAGTGACAACGGCATTCTTTGGGATGATCTAGAGCAAGGCTTGATCTGGAACAATGGCGCCCCCTACATCAATCCTCTAGTAGCTCGCCCGGGCCTAACTACAATCATTCCTGTAAATTCGAACGGTGACTTGCTGTCACCATTCAAAGTAATAGTCAGTAACTACAACCCAAGCACTTTTAATAAAGATTGGGTTGTAGGAGATGACGGTCCTGCTGAGTTAAGCTATCGCCGTAGCTCGACTTTCCCGTTTGACTTAGCGAGAATTTTTGCGTTAACTCGTCCAGCCGAGTTCTACAATCTTTGCGTAGACCTAGACAACTACAAGTACAATGCAGAATTTAATCAGTACCTGTTCAATGACAGAAGCCATCTTGTACCTAGCAATATAGAAGTTTACGGCAATGGCACTCCAAAGACTAGTTACATCAACTGGATTGTTGACTATGAGAAGCAACAAGGCATTGATGCGACTACTGAGATTACCACAACACTAGATAACCTAGACGTTAGACTGGTATATCGTCTCGCCGGCTACAGCGACAAGTCTATGCTGCAATTTTATGTGGAAAAGCCAACACCGTCTAGCACTAATGCTTCGTTACTAATTCCAGACGAAAGCTACTCAATATTGCTGTATGACAATCAACCGTTTGATCGGCTGTTGTTCAGCGGTGTTATCATTCAACAGAACCAAGATTATTGGACAGTATACGGTAACTCACAGAACATAGCTTACTTTGAAATATTAGATCCGGCTTTTAATGGCAATTTTACTACCCTTTCTCTTGAAAAACAAACAGTGCAGGTTGCTGTAAATTATACTACTGATATATCTTTCGTTCCGTATGGCACTAAGTTTTATACACCGCAGGACGTTGCTCAATTCTTGCTATCGTATGGTAAATACCTAGAATCAAAAGGCATGATGTTTAATGATGTTCAGAATGGCATTCCTATTACTTGGACACAAATGGTCTATGAATTCCTGTACTGGATACAAACAGGATGGTCAAATGGCAGTGTCATCACGCTAAATCCTGCGGCAACAACATTAGATGTGAATCAGCCTAGTGCGCTCGTTCAACCATTAACGATCCAGCAGCAGAACTTTGTTCTAAATCAGAACTTGTATCCGATCAGACTGAATGATCTTTGTGTTAACCGCGACGATACACTGTTCCACATGCATACGCTTAACAGCGGCGATACAATGGCATATGCTCAGTTCAACTTTAGTAACTTTGAACACGGCATCGTGTTCGATAACACGACACTGTTTAACGATATCATCTACAACTTGACCACTGGGTTGCGCCAAAATAGAATCTACGTTCGCGGTCAAAAGACTGCTGAATGGAACGGCACGGTCAATGCTTGGGGATTCATCGTTAATCAATCAGACATCCAAGAATTCAATTCCTTTATAAAGTATACCAAGAATGAAATCGTAAGATACAAGAATAAGTATTGGACTTCATTGACGATCATTGAACCATCTAACGTGTTTGACGAGACTAAATGGAAGCGCATAAATTATAGTGATATTCAGCAGGGAATGTTTGCTAACCCAAGCACCCGAGCATATGAAAGCACTCTTTATTACAACGCAGAAAAGGCTAATCTAGAAAAGGATGCAGACTTACTTGCATTCTCTTTGATTGGGTATAGACCAAGAGATTATCTCGCACTCATTGACTTGACTAGTACTGCTCAGGTTCAAGTATACAAGAATCTAATCAAGAACAAAGGTACTCTTAACGCACTAAGTGCATTTAAAGGTGCTAATCTTCCTCAAGGTGGAATTCAATACGACATCTATGAAAATTGGGCGATCAAGTCCGGTGAGTACGGCGGAGTACTAAATGAAAACTTCGTAGAATTCAGAATCAACCAAACGAGCATGACCGGCGATCCTGCTATCGTCAGTTTGACTAACGGTGAAAGCACCGAAGGGGCAATGCAAGAAATTCCTCTTTCTAACCTGTTCAACTACGGTACTGCAATTAGCTCACCTAATATTCTTAGCACGACTACGCCATATGCGACTCAAGGTCTATACCCAAGCGCAGGTTACGTCAACTTCAATGACGTTAAGATGTCAACATATTTCTATGCAGGGTTGCCGACAGCAACTAACATCAACGGCACGATCATTCCTATTCAGAATTTCTATGTAGGTGAGTATCTTTGGATGGCAAACTTCAAAGAGAAGTGGGGCGTCTTTAGATGGAAAACCATCGGACAAGTAACTCAAGTTAGAAATAATCAAAATCAAACTGCTACCGTTACGTTCAGTGCACCGCACGAACTACAAAGACTAGATCCTATGGCAATCATCAATTTTGCCGCAAACATCGACGGGTACTACATCGTAACAGATATTGTTAATATGAATGAAGTCATCATCAATCTTTCTGTTGTTGGGGCAAATCAATCTTCTGTACAAGGTAGAGGATTAGGATTTGCGTTTGAATCTCAGCGTGTAGCAACCCCTAGTGAAATCGAAGCACTAGACCTAACTGAAAACGAATTCATTAAAAATACGGTTTGGGTTGATGAGAATAACGACGGTGGTTGGGCAGTTTATCGCAAGAGCATCAATTATCAATACGAAGCACAATTCCAGATTCCGCAATCGTCTACCTACGGTTCTGCTGTTGCATACACTGATCAAGCAGGGTACTTGATTGGAGATGCTGGAAGTAACGTAGTCTATAGATATTCGTATGATCCGATGAGCAATACCTCACAACTATATCAGACTGTAACTCCATACAGTCCTGCTGTAAGTTCAGGGTTTGGGTCATCTATCGCATATGCACAGAACGTTTACGCTATCGCTGCAAATGATCCTACATCAGGTACAAACAAAACTTATGTCTATGTGATCAATGATAGCATTGTTTCAAAATACATGTTGGAATATCAGCCGCCCATTTCTGGCTCAGTAAATGACATCGCAATGTCTGATGACGCCAACTGGATGTATCTCGGTATTCCTGATTCAAGAGA